CGATAGAGTTCACCACCGAAAAGGTTCACAAAACAATTGTTTTCCCCGATTAATGAGGCGGTCAAAGTGACGTTCACGAACTCCCCGACATCTGCGGAAATCCCCGAAATATCGGTATTAAAGTCAAATTCGTAAATGTTGTACGAAGAGTATTCGGGCGAATTTCGGAACGGATAAAAAGTGCCGTTCGCCATGACCCACTCCAAAAATGCCGTAGGACTGACATTTCCGCAGGTTTTCAGCAGAAGAATGTCACGGTTGAGGTCATAGAAAATGTGGCTTGCCGTGACCGTGACAGTGCGTTCAGAGGTGTTAATTTTTGGCTGTTCCAAGCCAATTCTGAACAACTGACCGTTCACCTTCAAGATATTCTGCGGAACTAAAAACCGCCATTTTCCCCAGTCGTCGAGTGGGTGTGTGAAGGTCACGTCCCAGCGACCGCCAAATTCATGATGAGAAGTGCAGGAAATCGGGTCAAGAACCGCAAGCCCGTTCGACTTGAAACCGTCCTGCTTCTCCCACATGGAATAGACTTTCAGGCGATTTTCAGGCGGTAAAGACCAGATGTCCGCACCGCTTACGTCCTCTAAAATTTCGTGATAAGGCAGACCGTCATTAAAACTTGTATCAATCCTCCACAAAGATGATGGAAACGGCTTAGTAAAGGCATTTTCAGGGATTTCTTCAAGTAAATCGTTCTGGGGCTGACCTTCTGAATTTTCGTACCAAGCCATTTAATCAACTCCAATCGGAAAGCCGATATTTCGCAGATATTCGGCATTTCTTATCTGTTGGCTGTCGGCAGTGAGAAAGCCCGACTGCGTACCCGTCAGCCTGTCGGAATTAAGAACAGAAGTTCCGCTTGACTTTGAAATATTTTCAATATCCATGTCGAAAATACAGCGGTCAGCGGTTGAGAAAGCCACGGAAGAAAACGGCATTTTGCCTGTAAATTGGCTGTCGTAAGCGTAAATGCCACTATCATTTATGTTAGTAGTTTCACCGTTTAATTTTACATTGCCATTCCTGATTGTTACACTGGCATAGCTACCATATCTGAAAAACCTCGAATTTTCGGCAAATTTCAGATTAAAGGAGCAACCTTTGCCGTTTCGTGTCAAAAAATTTGCATTGCGATTATATGAAAATACAGAATTTCCGTAAAATTCGCCTGAAAATCGGCAATGATAAAAGCACTGTTCGCCCCATTGTCCTCCACCGTCACTCGACCCTGCAAAAACTCCTGATGTAAAATACATATTTGTAAAATTTATATCATAATAATAAGAATTGGTATTTCTGCCCCACTCCGCAAGAAAACAATCTCCTGTATATCGCAGATTATTAATGATAAGACCGTTTCCGTAAACGGTAACTCTATCCGTTTCGCAAATTCTTCCCGAAAATCCAGCAGGAGCGATTTCGTTAAATTCGTAAACCGTCCCTTGCGGAACCGAAACATAAGCCCCCGAAGTTTCGCAAGCGGTCACGAAATCCGCCCAGTTTTCAGGAATGTAAGGGTTTGCCTGTGAGCCGTCACCTTGCATAATTACAGCCACCTTTCCCGAACGTTTATTGACATTTCCGACACATTCCCATTGTGCCGGACGTAATTCAGACCTGTATGAAGTCGAGGATAGTCATTGAATGTATGGTCATTGACTGACCATTTCCGCCCGTCCTCACCGACAAAATATGTGACGTGTGCTTCGCTGTCGATAACGACTTCCTTTCCGATGAGCGACTGCGTACCGACTTGCGACAAGTTTTCAACCGAGAAATCCACATTGTTGACAGTCACAATAACACTGTCAGAAGTCGGAATAAAGCGGATTTCAGGTGCAGAAAAGACCGTTCCGACATTATTCACTTCGGTGTTGGAAGCCGTGACCGCCTGCACAGTAGGATTGACTGCATAGGCGAACGGCTGACAGATGAACGTTATTTCGATTACTGCAAACCGTGCGGAAAGGTACTCGGAAGAAGTTGCGGTTTTCTGTACTATGTAGAACTTGTCGGGTTCGGTGCTGAAAGACAGCGTGCCGATACTGTCAAGCCACGCATAGACGCTGCGTAAGACTTCACGGCTTCTCAGACCTAATGTGACAGCTATTGAAATTTCGTCACGGTTGAGGGTTGCAGGATATAATTTGACAGGGTTATCGGGGATTGTAACAGGGTTCGCAACAGTCTGCGATTTGTTGATGACTGGACTGCGTTTAAGCAGTCCGAAATCACGGCTGTCAATATTGTTGAAGATAAAATAACTCATAAAACCTCACATTCCTTGTCCTGCCAAAATTTTTTGAGTACGTCTTGCGAGCAGTTCAGCGGTGCGGTCAATGTCGGAATCAGACTGCAACGTGGCATTCAGATTGACAGTCATATAAAATGAGCGGTTATCATTGTTTGTAACGGAACTGTTGCTTACCCTTTCGACAGCGGACAGTCCTGAAAGCAGAGAGTTTCCGATATTTTGGAAGTCAGAGAACGGAGTAACCTGAACACCGCCATTTTTAAGTTCAATGAGTTCAGGACCCTGCTCCCCGACAATAGCCTTCCCGCTTTGCAAAAATCCACCCTTTGCGAACATGGGGACATCTTCGCCCAAAAGCCACTCATTATAGAAATAGTCCCCGAAACCCTTGAAAGACATCGTTGAAAAGAGATTTTGCAGTTCATGCCATTTATCAATGATTTTGTCGATAACACCTGCATAGAAGTTGTAAATATCGTTCCAGCCTGATGTCCACGCATCAAAGAACGGTTCAAGAGCCTCATCAATTTTTTCAGGTCCAATAGCCTCACGGATAAGAGTACCGATGTTCCAGCCGACCAGAAAGCCAGTTACAGCACCGCCCAGAGCGGTAGTAAGTGAAGCTCCTCCAGCTGTACCGATAGCACTAAGATTTGTAGTCATGACGGCTTTTACGCTTGCAAAGCCTGCCGAAATTGTATCGCTGGTTTTAAATGTAGTCAAAAGACTGGAAACAATGCTTTTTGCGATAGTCGCACCAATAATAGCAGTCTGGACTTCCACATCAAGACCGCTGAAAATATCCTTAGCCAGTGAAGGAGTGTTAGCGATTATTGTTCCGATAGTTTTAGCAGTTGCGCCAAGAATACCGTTCCAGTCTATGCCGTTTGCAAAATCCGTAATATCCTGTGCAAGACTCTCATAATCAATATTTGCAAAGAAATTTTCAAGTCCATTAATCGCAGACGTGATACCACTTGAAACCGTTTCGGCAATTGTACCAAAATCGGTATTTTGCAGAATGCTGTTGAAGTTCTCGACAATATCGAGCTTGTCAAAAATACCGCTGAAACGTTCCTTGTTTTCGTCTGAGTTAAATTCAGCAACAACGCTGTTTATCAGATTTGGAATTTCAGGCAGTATCTGACCTGCGATTTCTGTGAATGCCTGTGTCACGTTTCCAAAAAAATCAAGAGTTTGGTTAAATAATTTCGGAGCGTTTTCCTTAAATTTGTTTATGATAGTTTTGACAGTTTCAGGAATTGCGGGCATTAACCTGTCCATAACACTGTTAAGACCGTCAAAAATACCGCCGAAAAGTTCGATAGCACTGCCTGTAAGTTCAGTTGAAAATTCAGGGAGCAGGTCAACAGCGGAAAGAGCGAGTTCTTTCGTGCCTTTGAGGATTTCTGGCAGAACTGTTTTTCTGATGACTGGCATGAACTTTACAGCAGTTCTTGCGATTTGAGTTGCGACAGTATTGAAAATACTTATAATTTTGGGTAATTTTTTCGGGATTTCGGAACTTGCAAAATCCAGAGCCTGTGCGGAAACTTTCCGAAATTTTCCGATAGCGGATTCAAAACCGTTTTCATTGAAACTATCGGCAATTTCCTTGACGGACTGTACAGCCTTGCGGAGCATAGGGGTAAAACTCTGACCGATGGCAATTCCGATACCCTCAAGGGACGATTTAAGCAAAGTAATGTCACCCTGCAGGTTGTCAATGCGGATTTTAGCCATTTTCTCTGCCGCACCGCTGCAATTGTCAATGGATTCCCTCAGTTTGTCGAAATCCTCATCAGAAGCGTTCACCATAGCGAGCAATCCCGACATACCTCTCTGACCTGCTAATGTGCTTGCATACTGGGCTTTTTGGACTTCCGTAAGCCCTGCGAAGCCGTTGCGGAACGAAGCTAAAGTTTCCTTGAAGGACTTCATCGTGCCGTCATCGTTCGTAAGCGATATGCCGAGTTCTTCCATAGCCGTGGCGACTTCGTCCGTAGGGTCTGCCAGATTTGAAATGAGAGTACGAAGAGCCGTACCCGAATTTGACTCCTTTATGCCTGCATTCGCCATAAGACCGATAGCAACTGACATATCTTCAATGCTGTAATTCAATGCCCCTGCTAGCGGAGCGACATATTTAAACGTTTCGCCCATCATGCCGACATCAGTATTGGCACTGGAAGCGGTTTTTGCAAGAACGTCAGCGAAATGGTCTGACATATCGGCAGTCATGCCGAAAGCGGTCATAGCGTCCGTTACAATGTCGGAAACAGTTGCAAGTTCTTCCCCTGACGATTCCGCAAGCCTTACGATACCGCTCAGACCGTCCGCCATGTCGTCAACGTCCCAGCCAGCCATAGCCATGTATTCAAGAGCCTTTGCGGACTGTGAGGCACTGAAAGAAGTGGTTCTGCCCATTTCAAGAGCCTTTTCAGAAAGTTTTTCGTATTCTTCTGCCGATGCTCCTGAAATTGACTGTACAACAGACATCTGACTTTCAAAATCCATGCTTGTCTTTCCGGAAAGCATACCGACATCAGTTACGACAGTTCCAAGTGCTTTTGCGTACGTTTCAACGGCTGTTAGTCCTGCTTTAAAGCCAGTTTCCGTTGTTTTGAAGTAAGCCTGTGCGGACGTTTCAGCGGCTTTGAATGTAATCTTAGCAACTGATTCAGTGGCTTTCCTTGCACTTTCTTTTATCTTATCAAATCTACTGGAAATATCTTCAACTTTGACATCTCCGATTTTTTTCAGTGCTTCACGGAACTGATTTGTATTCTGGGTAGTTTCCTGAATAGTTTCGCCTGTCTGCTGAATAGTTTCCTCTGACTGTTCAATTTCAATGTCTGCATTCCTTTGAGACCGTACAAAATCTTGCAGTGCACTTGTGCTGGAAGTCAATGCTGTCTGAGCATTTGCAAGCTGACGGCGGTACTTGTCGTAGTTGTTTCCTGCACGGTCTACAGCCAGCGAAGCTTTTTGTACTTCTTCGGCAGCTTTTTTAGCCTCATTGGAATTTGCCCCCTGTGCCTCTGCGACTTCATTATATTTGCGTTTGGTTTCTTCCAACCTGCTTTTCGCCTGCTCGTAAATACCATTGGAACTCTGTACAGCACCTTTTAAGGCTTCGACTTTGTTTTTCTGTATTTCAACCTGCGACTGCAAATTTTTGTACATTGCAGAAACGTTCTGTATACTCTTGTCGCCTGATTCGTAAGCGGCTGAAAGTGCTTTAAATTCGCTTTTAAGCACCGATAATTCACTGTTTACAGCTTTTATGTTTCTGTTAAATTTGTCTGCACCGTCAAGCTGTAAAGTAGTTTTTATTATCCTTTCAGACATATGCTCTCCCTCTTTTCAGGTCTATTGATGTCTCGCAGTAAATACATTTGCACGATTTCTCCACAGGTATGATACAAGATTTCGCTGTAACTCATGCCTAATGCAAACCCATACGATTTTATGCGGTAAGAAACAGGAATGCGTTCTACTCTTTTTTTTCCGATTCCACATCAAGTAAATCGGGGTCAGGTTCAGGAACACCTTCAGGCAGTTCAAATTTTTGACCACCTGATATAACGGTAATAATTAACGTTTGATTTGCGATAATTTCGTTTGGTGACATCACAGCCATTAAAACATCGCTATTGATAAAATTTTGTTTTGTGCCGTCCTGGAGTCCCATAGAAATTTTACAGTTATTCTTAAAAATTCCGCCATTTACCAGAATCGCAAGGACTTCCGCAATTCGCTCAACCAACGAAGAAGTAATGATTAAATTGCCGTTATCATCTTTGTTTTCTTCTTCACGGTAGAGCCATTCACCGAGTTTGCTTACACTGCCGCAAAGTTTTTCGATTTCGATTAATGCCTTCGTGTTGTAGAAAAGTTCATATTCTTTTCCTGCTATATTTATTGTAACCATTTAACTCTCCTTTCATTCCTATCCTAAATCACAATGTTTCATCACAATGTTTCTATTGCATTGCCTGTTAGCTAATGTTAGCTTTTTCGTTCAGCCATGTACGGCAAGCCGATTCGCTGTCGAAAAGAACGGTATCCTCATAGATGCCCTCATTGCTTGCAAGTTCCATGATACGTCCTGCAATTTCAGGGGTCTGCCACTCGATTGACTGTCCTTTCGTATTCGTGGACTCGGACGGAAGCTGAAACTGCACCTTATACAGCCAAGTGCATTCGTACATCAAAACATTGTTAATTTTTTTAGTTTTGTAGAACCCTACCCCAAGATACGGAGCATTGTCACCGGCTTTTTTACGGATAATTTTTTGCTGATTCGGCGATTCGCCTTCCGTGACTATGGTGTGACCGAGCAATTTCGCCTGAATTTCGAGACTGTCAGAAACACTTGTGCCGAAATCGGTAACACCGAGAGTCAGAGTGCCTTCTGAGAACGAAGTGTCATTTTCAGCTACAGCGTCGTCGCCATAAAGCGGATTGTCATTTGATGTGATGTCTTTATTCGCAGAAATTGCTTTTCCGATTACAAACCCCTCTCCGTAAGTGGGTAAAGAGTTTTCGGGTTCTGCCGTAATGGGAGCCGCAACAGGGTATTTTAATCCTATTTTTGCCATTTTAAATCAATCCTTTCTCTTTTAGATATTCATTGTAAGTTTTTTCCATAGCTTCGGTAGCTTTTACTTGTACAACATCGTCAATGTCGTCAACGAACCTGTCACCGACAAAAGAAGTTGAACCATAGTGCAGAATAAAGGCTTTTTCGGCATTGCGAACACCTTTTTTCTTTCGTCTGTCTTTCTTTTTACCTTTATCCGTGCCTTGCGGATAAATTTCACGGATATTGCCTTTTTTTGTTGCTCTGGAGACTGCCACACTGTCACGCATTGCACCTGTATCAACATGACCGTGTGCAGTTATGCCGTCTTTCCACGCTGTTATACTTTCTTCCGCACCAGCGTCAAGCATTTTGTCGATGAGTTCCGACTGAATGTCGGTGCTTAATTTTTTCAGACTTTCGGTAATTTCGTCAAGTCCGCTTGTAGAAATAGTCGACATTTACACCACCTCGCAAGTATACGCATAATGTATGTACCCAGTATCTTTTTCGAAATCGGTTAAGCAGTCACGGAGGAAAATTTCGTCATTTTCGGATAGTGCTTTTGTAAGTTTTCCAGGGAGTTCGGAGTATTCATCAGCAGTGAAGATGTCAACGGCTATTCTGATACCAGTTTCTGAAATATTTCCGTCTGCACGGAGCGACTTCTGCCCGATTTCCCCCCAGACAATGTATTCTTTTTCTTTGCTTGACTCAAAGTGATAAACCTTGTCGGTGACGGTAAGCAGAACATCACGGAACTGTTTCAGTGTCATAGTCCACCTCGATTCTCGACAGGGAAAAACGGCTGATTGGCGGTTTAGTGCCGTTGACGTGCTGAACCTGCTCTATCCTGTAGAACCGTCCCGAAATCTTCACAATGTCTTGTGCGGAAATCTGACGTTGCATAGGAGTGCGGATAAGTTCGTCAAGTTTCACGTCTGCCTGTTTGGCGGTATAGAAACGGTTTACTCCGACAGTTTCATACCCGAAACGCAAACATACCGCAAAAACGGCAGTATTTACAGGTTTGTCGCCTTTCGGGGCGGTATTGCGGACTTTATAGAAATCCGCCACACCGTCATTGAAAGTTAAAAAACTCGATTTTTCGGAATTTGCCAGACTTTTCATTCGTCATCACCTTCATAATTTTGGGCTTTGTACCTCGCACGGAGTGCAACCAAATCAGACCCGAAATTTTTTTGAAAGTCCTCATAGGCATTATTGTAGATGTACCGGCACAAGTCGAAAAGAAGTTGCCGTGCGGAGCTGTCGGAATCAAAATCAATATCGTAACCCGAATAGCTATTCAAAACAGCTTCCGCACGGGTGAGAATACCGCTGATTTTTTCATCTGTAGCGGAATCTTCCCACGTCACATTCAAATAGTTTTTAAGTGCTTCAAGCATCATGTCTGAGGAGTGTTTTTGATATTTCCGGTAACGTAAGTCGGATAAGAAATCGGATTAAGTCCCGAAATGTCGAGGTACAAGAAAGAGTTGATGTCTTTCGGTCTGCCGTTGCCGTACAGACGGATAACATAAGTCCTCAAATCTTCAATGAATTTGTACTCGTCTGAGTATTCCAGTTTACCGCCCTTCGATGTTCCAAGCCCCATAAAATAGTTTTTTGCAATTCCCAGTACAGCATGACCAGTCGGAACACCTACGGACTGTATAATATCAGTCGGGAACGGCAGAACGTTTGAAACGTACTGTCCGCCAGTAGTCAGAAGAGTAGTTGCAGGAACAATTTTTGTAAAATAGTCGGCAGGATTGCAAATGAGGACAACACGGTTGATAGTGCGTGGATTGTTGTTTCTGTCCTTGGCGAGCGTTGCAAGAAGTGGACCGTACTGAGCAGGTGTAAAGTCCGTGACCGTCACGGCGGACTTACGGGAATAGCCGGTAGTCTGACTGTACGAGCCTGTGAAATCTCTTGTCATGCCGACAGGTTTTTTTACACCGTCACCGTCAACGAGAGCCGTTTCAAGCCCGACTGCCAGAGCGTTCGAAAGAACGGCACGACAATAAGCGTCCACCCACACGGGACCCAGTTCCAGCATATCCTTTGTGCAGTACATGTATGCGGTCAGCTTGCAGAACGTTAAGTCGATAATTTCAACAGAACCGCTTAACTTTGTAGAAATCTCCGTGTTAAGTTCGTCCCATGTTGCCGACTGCTGACCCTGATTGTTCAGCACCCACTTAATAGCAGCCGAGGTGTTCTGGAAGTCTATGAAGTCAAGGAGAGGGTATTCTTTTCGCATGTCTTCAAGGACGCTGTCAATGACAGTCTGCGGAAGTGCAGAAGTAATACTCGTGATAATGCCTTCGCCCTTTGCGTTAGCAATAAAATCGTTATAGAACTTAGTTTCAGCAGTCGTAAGCTGACGAGTTCCACGGCTTGCGAGGATTGAACGGTCAGTCGCTTCGGAAATACCTGCAACTTGTTCTTTGATACGACTTTCTACAAAATTCTGCCATTCGTTCATAGCAGAACCAATTTTTTCGGTATCGTTTTCTCTCACAGCATCAGCAAGGCGGTTCATAATGTCTGCTTTTTCCTGTTTGATTTTGTCAAGATTTTCAATCATAATATCATTCCTTACTTAAAGTATTTAAGAATCATTTCCGCATTGCTGCGGACTTTCGCAGAAAAATCCCGTGCGGACTGGTTAATCTGACTTTGCGGAATTTTTTCAGTGAACTGGTCGGCAAGACCGTATTCAATGCACTGTTCAGCGGAAAGATACGTTTCACCGTCCATTAACTCGGTAAGTTTTTCGGAAGTAATTTTGCCATTGGACTTTTCAAGATATGCATTTTTAGAACTTTCATTGAGTTTTTCGAGGTCGTCCGCACACTTGCGGAGTTCCTTGGCATTTCCTGAAACGAAAGCCCACACATTGTGTATCATCATGACGGCATTTCGTGGCATGATGACCGTGTCCGCAGACATCGCTATCACGCTTGCGATTGAGCAGGCGAAACCGTCAATGTATGCCGTGACGTGTGCAGGGTGACGGCGTAACTGGTTGTAAATCGCTGTACCTTCCAGAACCGAACCGCCCAGCGAATTGATGTACAGATTGATTTGCTTTACATCTGGATATTCAGCGAGCTTATCACGGAAGAAATCTGCCGAAGTTTCTGACTGTATTTCCTCACCGCTCCACCAATCATAAGAATTGCCCTCGACTGCTGAATAGATGTAAAGGTCAAGGGAATTAGGGTCAGACTGCTGTCTGATTTCCCATAGTTTAGCCAAGATTATCACTCCTTTCAAAATTTTTAGTAATGTAGTATCGGTCAGCCCATTCCTCACGGACGGGAGCGATTCCGAAAATTTTTCGTGCTTCGTTCGGACTGACCACACCGCTTGAAATTAGCTTTTCTACGTTCGTTGCGGAAGTCAGAATGTCAGCATGGCGAATTGTGGAAGTGTCGAATTTCAGTGAACAGCCGTCAATGGCTTCCTGCGGTGTGAACTGTTTTCCTGTAAATTCCTGCGAAATCATGCGACATAGAGGGTCAATGCAGTCGGAAAGGAAAAGTTCGTAAGCGTTTTCCGTGCCTGCAACGTTTCCGCCAATCAGCACTGACGGCACTTTAAAAGCCTGTGCGGTTCTTGAAACTGCCTCGTCAACAAGTGTTTTAACGTCCGAAATTTCAGAACTTCTTCCGCCTGCTCCGTCACTTATTTTGGAGTAGGAGTAGCCGTCAAACAGCGGAAGTACAGCGTTCGTATTGCCGAAATAAGACTTGAAATAGTCCGTCATCAGATGTTTGAACTGCTCTTCAAATTTGTTGCTTCCCTGTGCGACTGCCGAAATACTAAGTATACCCTTTTCGCCAGCCGACTTGACGTACTTGTTTTCCGCACTTTTGAGCAGGTTCGCATAAAGACCCGAAATACTGTCGAGAACTGCCGAAACATCAAGGCTGGAGTAATTCAGATAGTAGACACTTGAAATGTCGAAAGTCTCCCGGAACGTGTACCCTGAACGTGTCACACCTGAAAATTTTGTGCCGTACAAAGCGTACTCTGTTTTTTGAAAATCCTCGGCAATGATTTTTTGACCATTCACATCTATGACCAGAACTTCATGATACCACAGCA